CAATGCCAACTTTAAAACCAACCGCAAAACCAACCCCCGAACCAACTATAAAACCTACATCAATGCCAACTTTAAAACCAACCGCAAAACCAACCCCCGAACCAACTACAAAACCAATCGCAAAACCATCTTTAACTCCAACCACAAAACCATCCGCGCCGACAGCAAAACCAAATAATAAGTTGCGCACGCAACAAATAATTTCTAATATATTCAATAAAATTTATTAACACGTTATCTTCAAATAGTTAATATCTTTTTGTGATACATTTATTTATTAACAAAAGATATTAACTAAAAATAAATTATTTATTTAGTATATAATGATGAGGCGAACTAGAGTTAAACGGTCTCGCAAAACAAGGCGTCTCACAAAAAAACATAGTAGACGAATCAAAAAAATGCGTGGAGGAATGGGAGCCATAATGGCCAAATATTCTCCTGCCAAATTGGTTGGGGAATTAAGTACTGACGCCGGTACTGGTTCACATGTGGTTCCAGTTCGCGCAAGTGTACCATGAAGAAGCAATAAATTTATCATATTCAATATAGTCAAACAGAGTTGCACACAAAAATTTTTCGAAAAATTGCTTACTTACAACATATTTACATGTTGTGGTTGGTGCGTTTTTTTTACAATAGTTGGAATAAAAATCATAAGCCTCGTCGAAAGCAATGAGAGAACATTCCTCCGATTGCATGTATTTTTGAAAATAACATTGTTTTAGAGCGTTCAACGCAGATTCCATTGTCTCCAATTTGTTCCATAGTTCGCATGTTATTCCAACAACAATTTTATTATGAATAATTTCAATGGATGGGAAATAATGGCGCAAAATTTGTAACACTTCTTGTTCGCCAATGTTTCCAGTAGTACAACATTGTGTGCCATTTTCTTGAACCCATTTTTTAAATAATAAACACAATTCATCGATTTCCAATTCATTGACAAATTGTGTATGAGATTGTTCCAACACGTTTAACTGTGGATGAACAATGATTGATTTTTCCCAAAATTTTATAAAATCCGCAACACAAGGAAGATACACACTAGTTACATTTATAAAAGCGTCGGTTTCTTCATCATATTTGTATTTTTCTCTCAACAATGTTTTCAGGGTGTTTGAATACATCATATTGGGAAATGAAAAGAGAGAAATATACTTCTTCCAAATATAATGCATGTTTTTCCAAGTAATACGACAACCGGATTCTTCCTCTTTTTCTTGAATAGAATGTTGACAAAAAGACGCCACAATTTGTGCGGGCGTGTTGTTCTTTAAGTATAAAATATATTGTTTTAATTCTTGTTGCGAATCATTCAACACATTTGTAACGAAATTTTCGGAGTGTTCGAAACGTTGTGAATAGTGAGTTGCTGTGCATAAAATGTCGAGTCCGTATTTTTGTAATATATTTTTCCATAGTGGAAGAGATGTGGAATCGTTCATTTTAATTAACCTACAGTTTTGGTAATTGAAATTTTCATGATATTTTGTAATTAAATTATGTGTTACATTGGTGACTCCAGTTATAAGATACGCCATATTTTCCAACTCTGTGAAAATATATTTTGTCTTGGGTTTTGTCAAAAAAATGAGGTCACCTGTGTTTTTTTTTAATATATTATCTCCGATGAGTGTTAAAAAATATTTGGCTTGGTCTTTGCATGAAAAAATGGAAGGATATAAGAGATTTAATACATTTTGAATGGTTATTGACTCGGGTATAGATTTCCATAAAGAACGCGATTTTATTTGTTTGATAATGTTGATTTTTGTGCGATATTTCCAATCCATTAGGGTTCTGTCCTTGGAAATCGACGAGAGAAGTTTATGTTGAATATTATCTTCCTTGATGAGTTTGTATGTGATGTTGTCATAATAATAAAAACTATTTTTGTTGTGTAAATAAAAATACTGGTTTTCACTTAAAAAAACTTGAATAAATTGTTTTTGTTCGTTGGTAAGGTAGTCCGTTCTTAATAGACGTTTTTCATGATGTTTGGCTTCCATCTGTAAAACAAGGGGGAGGTTTTTGAGACGAGCAATCAGTCGTTGCGTCATATACTCATTGTCTTTATAGAGTTCAAATAAGTCTTGTATATTTACGTATTGTTCGTGGGACATGTTACCCTTTTATTTCATGTTATGTTTATTATGTTTTATTATTTATGTTATTTTTGAAAACGCAAATATAACATAATTTTTTTAACTTGCTCTAAGTTAACCCAGCAATGTCTACCCGTATCCCAAAAATGTGATTTTTAGAGAATCATAAAAATTTTTAAAATAAAGTTTAAAATATCATTACAATTTTTCGAGTGAGACTTAACAGTTATATAATTACTCGGTTAATAGGATTGCGGTAGCAGTCGCAGGGTAGTGTAACCAGCCCTGGGTTCCCTGCTAAGTTAGCCATTTATAAAACGCGTCTATCTTGTTGCCTGATTCCGACTTCTTTAAATCCAAATAGATTTTATATAAGTCCGCGTATTGTTTTGAACGTTCGTATTCCCCGCGATATTTGATATAATAATTATGTTCTGCCGAAAATTCTCCCATTCCATGAATCCAACTGGACGAACCGTTTTGTGCACGAACTGTATACATAACATAGGGGAACTGTTTTACTTGTTCGAGGAGTCCCTGTTCTCTCAAATGAAAATAAATAAGTCGTTCCAAATTCCAGTAATAGACATAACCTTTGTACAAGTGGTAGTTCGCCATTTTCATGAAATATTGATTGCTTTTTGTAATCATAGATTCTAAAATATTCAAATATGGTTCTACAAAATTTGGACTAAGAACTACATGTCTGTCAGTGAAACCTTCATAATGTTCAGCGTCAGGAATCCAAATGGAGTCTCTTGAGAGAATATGGGTCTTGGGATGTGGGAGTGTATAAATATAATCGCTACGACTGATTATAAAACGGTCGTATTTTTCTAGAATATTGTCAGGATGTTCTCTCAAATTTTTCAAAAGGAACCAACGTAAAAAAATGAGAATACCTGCGCTTCCGGGATGGATTGGTGACGATGGGTCTTGATCTCTTACGCCTCCCAGGAACTGGTCTTGTAAATGCAGAAATTTTCGCCAATCTATATGTTTTTTATATGTTGTAACCCTCTCTTCCGCAACAACGTGATGTGTTGGGTTGGTTTTTACACCATATAACGCACCCGCGTATTCTTCGTTTTGGAGTGTGTGAGAATGATGAACGAGTTCACTATAAGACTCTAGGAAACTTTGAATCACTTCGGGTTCTAAGTTGGTGGTCTTATATAAATAATCAATGTCTTCGTTACCCGAGTGTAATTTGGCATAAACGGTGTTATGGTTGAGCATGGTTTCAAATGGTGGAAAACTAGATGAGTTTTTTTTTGTTTCTTCTGTCGCATAATCAAACGCACCGGCGTAATTGCCGTCGTCAGGTTCTTCGTATACAAATTTATATTTCGCCAACTCGTAAAACGGATTGTTATAGTCGTATTGCGTAGGTTTTATACCAATACATAGAGCCAAGTCAGCGTTCAACGCATTCAAAAGATTGGTTTTTATGTTATCAAAAGTGAGTTCGTGTGCTCGAGTCTCTCCTAATATAATGACGAGCACTTTTTCATTTTCCATTTGATTTAGGTTAGTTGCAAATATAATATAGCATATTGAAAAACTTTAAATACCTTTTCAATATAATTGCGTTTAACTATAAATGTTAATTGTTGTAAATATAGTAAATTGGCAAAATAAATGGAGAATATAGATGAACGTGAAGATAACCCTGATAAACATAATGTAGGAACCCCGAAAAGTAGCGCAAAAGATACAGAATCTCTTTTAAAAGTTGAAGGTGAACGTTTATCAGAGTATAAAGACGCGTCAGTAGACGCAACAAATGTAATTTTGGCAGCAGGAACAGGGGTAGCAGTATCGTTGAGCGCGTCGGGAGTTGGTATAGGAATGGGTATAACAGTATTAGCATTGACTGTAGTTGCGACTCAAATCAATTCAGTAATTCAACAAAATAAAAACCTGATTGATTTTATGCCTTCTTTATTTTGGGCAATCAATAGTCTTCATGCAGGTATGTCTATGAACGGAATTAAAGCGTATTTTATTTTAAACCTTAAAAATCGTGAAGACCCTGATGAGTTTTTTAGACAAAACCAAAACATTATTACACTTCTTGAAACACAAATTCATTGGTTTATAACAAATACAATCTCATTGTCTATCTCATTGTTATGTGCTATGCCAGATGAAACGTTTCAAGATATTTTTATGACAATTCGCGAAGCAAATAGTATTTTTTATAACAAAATTTTTGAGGAAGTTCAATTAAGAAAGGATGCTTTTTTGCAAATAGAATTTTTTACGTTTATACGCGCATTTTCTTCGAATGATTTAAGCACCACGTTTCAAAAACAACTTCTTATCATTCAATCCAACGTTACTACTATATCTCTTCTCTTAGAAGAAATTGAAATGCTTTTGTCAAAACACAATGACTCTTTATATCAAGAGTATAAAATTTTTGTTAAAGAAAATATAAAATCAGAAATAGAAAAAACCATAGTAGTATCATCGTCTAATAAATCAAATGGAAGTGAGGGTAGTGTATTAAACAATGAATCGAACACTTCACGCAAAGACGAATACACAACAACCGAAACCAGCGCAGATGAAACGTTTTGTATTTATGGATTTGATGTGTCATTTCAACACGAGCATGCGACTAATTCTGTTAAAAAACAAATTGATGCATTAAAAGAACACGCTCGACAATTTCAAGATATGTCTGTTAAATTGGCTCAGGAGGCGACGACGTGTGTATCATCAATTTCAGGTGTATGTAATTCTATGAATGACGCGGTATATCATTATTTGGTGCCAGATCTATTTAAAGCAAGTGGACCAATTTGGAGTTCAATGCACCAGGGTGGAGGCGGTCGTCGCAGATATTTTCAAACTAAAAAACGCAACAAAAACCGAAAAACAAAACAAAAAAGGGACGTTATAAACAATAGAAAACATACACGTTTTACAAAACATAATCGTTTTACAAAACGCAATTAAAATCTTTCTCCACATTATCCATCAAAATAAATAAATTATTGTACACAATTTTTAAGTCGTCGTGAATGTGTGTCATTCTATGTTCTATTTCAATTTTACAACGTTTTATGGTATTTAGATATACAAGTCGTTTTATAAATCATTTCGCGTTCTTTTTCTAAAAATAATCCAACCAAGTTTCTCAAACAAATGCTTATACCAATGTCATGATCCGCGAAAAGTATCGTGTCAACTTTGACAAAATGGTCTCCATTCATTTTGCACGTGGATGAGCGAGAACGATTTTTGCGTATTTTTTTATATTTTTCACAATGTTTTTTTATATTAAATGTGCAATTGTATTTATAAAATTGTGTATTTTCAAAACAATGAAAATATAGTAACTATGAATTGTAACAGTGAATCATAGAAAAAATTAATGATTGAGTTAGCAATGTTCACCGGTATCCCAAAAATGTGATTTTTAGAAAATCATAAGAATTTTTAAAATAAAGTTTAAAATATCATTGCGATTTTTCGAGTGAGACTTAAAAATTATATAAATACTCGGTAACAGGAGGGGTCGCAGGGGAACCTGGGTTCCCTGCTAGATTGAGTTATATTTTTTGTATTTCCCATAATATTTATTATAAATAACTGGATGCAATACGTTAATATATTCTTCGACAATTATTCATTTAATATCTTATTTACCCGAATATATTGAAATGATAAAAAATAAAAATTTAGGGGAACCCCCGGACTGCGTAGCCGACCCCTGGCAACCTCCCCGCCCTTCGGGGAATTTTAACTCTTTATCTTTTTCCGTCATAAGATTTCTTGATGAAAAACTGTTATCATATTCCTGGGTTCCCGGTGAATAATGTTGTAAAAATTTATATAATATTCCCGAAAAGAATTTAGTCGTAATCGCGAATATTTAGGTTTATTGTATTCTACAAAAATAGACGATAATGCTTTATTAATAAACTTCGCAATGATTTCTAGTTTTGACATAGGCGTTATATTTATTATCATGTATTATTCACATTATAATGGTTTTAGCAACGTTCCTCATTTAGATTTTATTAATAAAAGTTGTAAAAAGACAATTAAACAAACTGAAGATGTTGAAGATGTTGAAGATGTGTGAAGGTGTTGAAGATGTTGAAGATGTTGAAGATGTTGAAGATGTTGAAGATGTTAAAGACATTGAAGTAACATAAATAATATAATGATTTTTTATATTTATATATGAAATTTCAAAACAAATCGTCACCTTGTAACTTAGTTGAATAATTATCCGCAACATGATTTTAATTCTTCAAAAAGAATAATATTGTTGTCATGTTACATAACTTACAGTAAAATAATAAAATAATAAATAAATATTTATTTATTGTTTACATTAAAATAATTTTATTAAAATTTTATTTTTATAACATTTTTTTTAAATATCATTAACGTTATATATATTTTTTTTTTTTTTTTT